ACTTGTGCTTGCCCGCCATTTGTATCGTCAATCTTTGCTTCGAAAAGCATGTTTGGATCATCGAATACAAAAGCTTGCATATTGTCTTGTGCTACGCCCCCTGGATAGAAATTTGAGAAGGTTGGTTTTTTAGTTGTTGGATCATCATAGAAACAACCGTTAAAAATCCCTATCAACTCTGCTCCAGCAGTCGAACCTACAGAGATTGAACCATTTGCATTTAATACAACTGGGTCACCCTGAAATATAGCAGAGGTTTCACCGTTTGCGATTAAGTACTCGTTAGAACCTATAGCGGTATAACCAGCACCTACGCCTTTAACGGGTCTGAAACCAAATACACTATTTATATTTGCCATTTTTGACTCCTTTAGTCTTAGTTGTTAATAACCAACTTTTAGACTTAAGATTTTTTATTCTTCGGTCCAAAAGTCACATTACTTTGCCTCTCCGCTTGGATAGGCATACTAGGGTGTTCGTCTCGATATATATCATTTTCCACTGATTCTTTTTGTCCTTGAGTTTGACGCAAGAAATATTCTTCTCGGTCTTCTTTTACTTCTATAGGACACCTCATCAGTATCAAACCACCTACTCCAATTACGCCCTTATATCTACCGTCTTCATATTTTGGTAGATCATTTCTGTCTGGATATTGGTCAGCCCTAACGAACTCATATCCAGAACGAATTCTTCCCATGACATTTTTGTCATCAGCAAGTCCTCGTGTTTCAGCTCTGATCCATCTGTGGTGCCAACCTTCAGGTGGTTCAGGGGCTTCAAGTGATGATGGAGGAACCCAACCTCTTTTACGAACAGTTTTTTCACGGGTCTCTGAAGAGCGTGAAGTCTTTTTTACATCTTTATTTTCCATTTATGCCTCCTTCACGTATTTAGCATATTCATTGATAGGCACTCCTAGTCGTTTAGCCATTGCTACTTGTGACGGAGTGAGTCTTACTACTTTGCGACCAGCTTTTTTTACATTTGAGCGTGTGGTAGAAGCAACAGGCTGGATCGGTTTACTGTCAATTTCTACATTTTCCTCTTGTGTAAATTTTTGAGGAAAATATTCACGAATTTTTTTATCAATACTACTATAGTACTCTTCTGAAGAAGGATCAACACCATTTCTTATGAGTTCACGATGAATTGCTTTAGCAGATTCTGTCATAACTTCATCATCTCCATACCAATCATTCTTATTTGCCCATTCAACTGCTTTTGGATCAGGCTTAGGTGCGACTGGTTGTTGAGGCTGTGCTTCTTGCGTCTCTACAGGCTTTTCATCAACATTTTCTTCTTGTTGTTGTTTAGAAAAAGCTATTCTTTCTCTATCTATAGTTAGTTTTGCTATTAATTCATTAGCTGAAATCTGTTCATCAACATCTCGATTAGTAATAGCAGCTTTTAATTTTTCTTTTGCACTACCTAATCTATCTTCGACAGATTTAGAGAGATCATCAATATAGTTTTTATCTAATTTTTGATAAGCACCAGCAATTTTATCTTTTTCTTGCTGTACACCTTTAGCAAAAGCTATCGCTGCTTCTTCTCTACGTTCAGCTTCTCTTAATCGTTTGGTTAATTTGTCTATTCTTGATTTAACTTTTACAGAATAATTTTCAACTTCATCTTTATTATCCTGAGTTTCCTCAACCTTAATTTCTTCTTGAGGTTGTTGAGAAGTATCTTGAGCTTGTTCTTCTACTTTTACTTCTTCAGGTAGCTCTACTTCAATTTCTTCTTTTTTTTCTTGTTCTATATTTGTTTGCATGATTTAGCTCCTATCATGATTGTAGGAAATCTTCAGGATCATCAATAACCCCTAAAATTTCATCGTCATTCATAAGTCTAACTTCGCCACCTTCAATTCTAATTCTTGAACCAGCATACTTTCCAAAAATTACCCATTCTTTTTCCTTACACCAAGGACCATTAGGAAATCTTTCTTTATCTTTATAAGCATCTGGTCCTACTTTTAAAACCAGTCCAATACTTGATGCTATTTGTGATTCTTCTAAAGATTGATCAGTGAGAATAATTCCGCCTTTTGTTTTTTCTTTTCTTTTGTAAGGAAGAACTAATAGTCTCCAACCCGTAGGGGTGGGAAGTTTGTCAGTTGTTGATGTCTCCATCATCAAGCTCCATTCTTTTCAGCAACGAATTGACCTCAGAAAGCATTTCGTTGTAAGCATGGTATTTACCTACCATGTTGTTATATTGATCCCAATCTTTCACACCCTGAGATACGTATAAACTTATATCACTTTGTTTTTGTTTCAAGAGCTTTCTTAAATGATCTGAAAATTTAATTATATCCATTTAAGCAAATGACTCGACTATAGCAGATAAAGACTCACATCTTTTTTTGGTTTGTTTCCACCATCGTGAGTCCTTCATTTCTTGTGAGGCTGTATAATAATCTGCATTATTCAGAGCAGTCCACATATTGTTAAACTTACCTACACCTCCTATTCCCAATTGATACACCATTTCCACTAAGACATGCTGTATGTCTAAAGGTAATTCATTATCAGGACAACGATCCTCAATTAGTTGATCTGCATTATTACATGCTTCAACTAAGTCTTGTTCAAAAATATCTAATAAAAATTCTTCATCATATTTTTTATTTTCTTCCCAAAAGTCTTCCACACAAAGATGTCCTATGCCCACAGTTTTTTTACCTAAACTATCTAAATAGACTTCATCCCTATACCCTTCATGTAAACGAACTCGCTCACGAAGTGTATTATTTATTTCAATCATGATCCTATCCCCCAATGTTCAGAGTGCTCATCTTTTGACTTATCTAAACTTAGAAGTTTTCTTAGCAATGTTTTTAGGTTGTTTAACAAATTGTTTTCCTTTCTTATCTCCTTTTGCTTTTGCTCTATTTGTAGCTGCTTTTTCAGCGGGGCTAAGTGAGTTCCAAGCAGCATCAGGTAAATATCTTCTTTTTCCTTTAGAAGGTTTACCTGAGGAAGTTCTCCATTTTTGTTTACCCCAGTCTTTTAAACTTTTCTGTGATTTTTTTAAGGCCATTAGCTTTTATAGCCACCACCCTTAGCTTTATATTGTTTAGCTAACATCTGTGCTTTTCTCGCACTCCACTGTCCAGGATTTCCACCCTTTCCTCCAGCTTTAATACGATTAAATAAACTTTTTCTCATTCCAGGCTTAGTATAATTACCAGCCTTGTTAACAGTTGATTTGCTCTTCCTTGGCGTGCTTGTTGTTTTGCTCATTTGATTCCTCGTTATTACCATGTCTACATCCTACGTGACCACATTCTATACAAGATTGTCCGCAATGGCAAAGACAACCGCATCCTTCACATAAAGATAATTGTGATTCACATTTAAAGCAAAGATTATCACAACCTTCACACATTATTTTTTAAACTTTTTGATTGCAATGTCAGAAATTTTAAGACCGAATGAACTAGCTATAGAAGCCATCAAAGCCCAGATGTACCAATCAGGTAGATTGTTTAAAGTAGAAAATCCTTCTTGAAGTTTATCAATCCACTCTGGTTTGCCAAAGAATATTGCACCAAATACAATTAATAAAGGGAGTGAAAGGATGACTGTGAACCACTCGTCACGCCAAGAATTTTGCATATTCTTTTGTGAAGCAATGGCGAAATCAATTTCGCCTTGAGCCATTTTTCTAATGTGAGTTTGCTCCGCTTCTGCCATAAGCTTTTTAGTCTCAGTACGTGTTTTGATAACATCGACTGCTCCTTTAGCAACAGTGCCAAGCAAACTCCAAATCATTGATTATATATACTGAGCGACTACCCAACCGATAACTAAACCGACTAATAGCCATTTCTTTTTTGGATGCTCATTCCAAAGTTTTTTAATCATATCCATTAGAATACTCCTTTAAATGGTACCTTCTTTACTTGGACAGCGTATTGACCTCGTGTTTTACCACTTGGTTCATTGCCCATAGTCTTGAAAGGAACCTTTTTACCATCAGTTACCTGATATTGGTCCTTGTCTACGACTTTGTTTTGTTTTTCCATATTTTACCTCAATGCATTGTTGGTTTGTCGAAGTCTACCTTCGATCCACCTAAACTGTCAATCAAATTAACAGCCATTTCTTTCCCATAAAATTGTTCAAATATAATTCTAGCACAATAAATCATAGATGTAGCAGCAAGAATTTGATCATCTGAACTTTTACACATTTTATCTGTTTGTTTCATGATCTCATCCATAAATCGGTTATATTGTTCTTCATGTTTCATTTTATTTTGATTTTCCTGCCTCAGATAAAGCTATTGCAATAGCTTGTTTTCTTGATTTAACTGGTTTTTTAGATTTTCCTATATTTAATTTACCTTTTTTAAATTCTTTCATAACTTTCTTAACTTTTTTTTGAGATTTTGTCATACTCTTCTCTTTTTCATCAAGTTCATCCTTGATTTTGTATCTATATTTTTAGTTAAGAACTTATTAGAGTTTTTCATACCTGTTGAAGAGGGAGTTCCTTTAAGAACATTACCATATTTTGTAACTAATTTTTTCTTTGTGATAGGTTTGTACGTTTTAGTAGATTTTTTTGTTGTAGCCATTATTTACTCATTGCCTTTGCTGCATTGATATCATTTCTTTCTTGTGAAATTTTTACTTTTTCTTGATCAATCTGATCTTTCTGCATCAATCTCATACTATCAAGTTCCATTTGATCTTGATCTTCTGAAGCTCTTCTTAAAATATCCATTTCTCGAAGATCTAATTCTCTTTCTTTGAGTTTTATTAAAGGATCTTCTCCAGCTCCATCTAAAGTCAGTTGTTCTTCGGTAACAAGTTTAGCTGTTTCTTCTGCAATCTTTACAGCAATAATTTTTTCTGCTTCAAGTTGGATGGCTTGGATTTCTTCAGGTGCTAATTGTCTTTGTAGTTGAGCAATCTGTGCCTGAATCTTTTGTTCAATTTCAGCATTAACTTTTTCTCTAACCATGCTTGATATATGATCACTAATATGAGCTTGTAAAACTCCTAAAATAGCAGGATTACTTTTTACCAAAGCACTAGACATAAAAAATCTATGGGCTTGGACATGAGCTTCGTGTTCTTGTCCAGGAAAAACTTGAATAGGAAGACTTCTTAAAGCGTTTGCATTTTCAGTAGCAGGATCTTGCGGTACTGGTTGAGGAGGCGGTGGAAGAATTTGATCAATGTTTTGAACATTTAAAGCTTGATACATTCTTCTATACGCTTCTCTTACATTATGGATCTGTGGATTCGATTGAGCTAGTTGTAATTGTTGTTGTGCTAATGCAACTCGTTGAGCCATGGAAAAAATATTTGGATCAGATACGGGGATGACATCTACACGATCATCAAAGTCTGTCACTTTGACCATCATATTAGCACCTGAAGTTGCGTAAGGATAAATAGGAGGTAGGAATAATTTAAATACCTGAGCTAATAACTGAAACTCTTCTTTTTGTGCATAATGTAATCTTTTATGGATAGAAGACATGACCATTGAACCACGCTCCAACATAGCAATTGTAGAGCCAACAGGATTGTTTGATCCCATGTCAGCAATCTTTGCATCTGCTACACTCACAAAATTCTTTGCAGCCCCGACACAGAAATTAAGAAGTTGAAAAAGGGTTTGATCGGGACCTTTGTAAGGAAGATTAATTAAAGAACCTTGAATAGATCCTCCTGGTGCATCCACATCTCTGAATTCACCTGGTTGTAAGGGTTGATCGTCATCACGTATTCTTAAACCTCTTGTTTTAAAACCTGCGGGTAAGTTGCTCAAGGTTCCTGCATCAAGAAGCTGTCTTAATGCAAGTGTTGCAGTTTTGGATAATCCACCAATCATGTGTATTAATCCATAACCATAAAAACCTAGCCCAGGTAAAAACTTGTAATGTACAAAATAATCTTTCTTTTTCTTTAAAACATCTTGTTCGTCATAGTTTCTATAGACAGATAAAACTTTACCTGATCCCTCATCAACAGTGACGATGTAAGGAAGCTTCATTCCGTTTGCATCTTCAAATCCTGGTATATCTAAATAACAGTGACATTCAAACAAAGTGTATTCATCAGATTTATAGGCAGTTGCTTTTGTGCCATCAATTTGATCATACTTATCTTGAATATTACTTGTGTCATCATGAGGTTGTAATTCTACATCACGATATAAACCTAGAGCTTTCTTCTTCTCTAACTCAATACCATTCATTTTGATAACATGAGTAACTCTTTCAGCTTGTTCTAAATTTGATGCATGATAAGGAACAATTAAATCTTCTGCGGGAACAAATTCTGCTTTTGCTCTTTGTAAGACAGCATCATAATAAATCTTTTTAAAAGTTGATCCTGCTAAAGGTAAATAAAATAACATTTGATCTGTTTCAGGATCATAGTCTTTCATCACTGTTGTGATTTGATAGTTCATAAAATCTTTTACACGATCTGCTTGTTCTTCTACTTCAGGGCTTGGTGTTCCCATAATCTTTGTTTTAACAGGTCCACCCGCAGGTAAAAGTTCACGATATGCTTGAGCTTGAAATTGTGTCACTGCTTCTGCTAAAACAGGATGTGTTACAGAGGATGCTCCTCTAAAAGGACGAGTTCTTTCTTGTAGTTTAAATCCTAAAAGATCTAAACCTTTTACATATGTTTCGTAATAATCTTCTCTTGATG